GTTTCCCAGTCACGATCGATGCAGGTGATGTCGGGTATCCAAGCCCGCCTACACGCAGCAATGAAGCAAGAGCTTCGCATCTTGGCACGCATTGTGCATGACTACATGCCCGCTGAGTACGCCTACGAGATGGATGAACCTGCAGACCGCATCTCCGACTTCGATGGTCGTGTGGACGTTATTCCGGTGTCTGACCCCAACGCAGCTACAATGGCCCAGCGTATTATGCAGTATCAAGCTGCGCTACAGTTGGCTCAACAAGCCCCACAAATGTACGACATGGGCAAACTGCACCGTCAAATGCTTGAAGTTCTGGGGATCAAAGATGCCGACGACATCATCAAGTTGCCCGACGACATCAAGCCTGCTGACCCAGTTACAGAGAATATGGCTATTCTCAAGCAAGAGCCAGTAAAACCCTTTGCTTATCAGGATCACGAGGCGCACATACAGACACATATGATGGCGATGCAAGACCCTAAAATATTGCAGATCGTAGGGCAATCTCCATTCGCAAGCGCAATTCAGGCTGCTATGATGTCCCACATTACAGAGCACGTCGCCCTGCAGTATCGCGTAGAGATACAGAAACAACTTGGTGTGGAACTCCCAGACCCAGAAGCACCGTTGCCAGAAGATATCGAACTTCAAGTATCTCGTCTGGCTGCACAGGCCGCGGAGAAACTGTTCCAGAAGGACCAAGCCGAAGCAGCTGCAGAACAGGCAGCTGCGCAGCAGGCTGACCCCCTCACTCAGATTCAGCAGCGTGAGCTAATGATTAAAGAGACTGAGCTGAAGCACAAAATCGAGATGGACAAGCTGAAGGTGAATATCGACGCTTTGTCTAAGCAAGAGAACGCTAGACTACAGCAGGAGCGTATTACCTCTGAGGAAGAGAAAGAGGCGGCGCGCATTGCGGTCAAGGTTGCAGAGCTTGAAACAGACCAGAAAGAGTCAGCAGTTCGTCTGGCTATGGAAGTCGCAGAAAGAGTAGACCTAGATGGCTGATAGTATATTCCATACAATGCTAACACGACTCGACGAAAGTCGCACCGCAATAGCGGAACACCTCGCCGAAGGCGGCGCAAAGGACCAAGAAACTTACTGGAGGCTCGTTGGGAAGTACGAGGCGCTTACTATTATACGTGGTGACGTTAAAGACATCGAGCAAAGATATGTTGATGATTGATGACCATACGTGTAGATATACGACATAACGTGGAATAACCCACGCAAAGGGCGCTGTGAGCCTTTAATCACTGCAGGAGACTAAAATGTACGCTACCGACAAAGTCGATGACGAGCAATTACTGGCAAAGCTGCCAGAGCCCAAGGGCTACAAAATTCTCATCGCGATACCGGAACTTGATGGAAAGACAGAGGGCGGCGTTTATATGCCGGACTCACTAACTAAGATGGAAGAGACCGCTACCATCATTGGTTATGTCATAAGTGTAGGTGCTGAAGCCTATACTGACAAAGAGCGGTTCCCTAATGGGCCTTGGTGCGGAGAAGGTGATTTTATTATCTTTCGATCGTATTCGGGAACGCGTTTTAAATTACATAACAAAGAGTTCCGCATTATCAACGATGATACTGTCGAAGCCGTAGTTGAAGACCCACGGGGGTATAGCAGAGTATGAGTGAAGAACTAGAACAAGTCGTCGAGGAAGACGCAATCGAGGTAGAGCTGTCCGATGACAGCGAGATCGAAGTAGAAATCGCAGACGATACTCCCGAAGAGGATAAGGGTCGTCCGCGCCGCGCGCCTGATGCTGAAGCGGATATCCCAGAAGATGACGATCTTGAAAAGCACAGCGACTCGGTACAGAAGCGTATCAAGAAGCTGAAGTTCGAGTTTCACGAAGAGCGTCGTCGCAAGGAAGAGGCCGAACGCGAGCGCGAAGCCGCTGTTAATTATGCTGAATCTCAGAAGAAAGAGGCCGAGCGCCTCCGTAAAAACCTATCTGAGGGCGAAGGCGTATTGGTCAATGAGGCCAAGGCACGTGTGGCGTCAGAGCTTAACAGTGCAAAGCGGGCCTACAAAGAGGCTTATGAGGCTGGGGATTCCGATGCTGTGCTTGAAGCGCAGATGGCGTTGTCTAAACTACAGCTTGAAGCCGATCGGGTAGAGAACTGGAAACCGGCAAAACAAGCTGTGCAGGATCAGTCCGAAGTCCCAGCTCCGCAATCCGCGCCTAGAGTTCCTAAACCGGACGCCAAAGCCCAACAGTGGGTCGCTGAGAACGATTGGTTTCAGAAGGATACGGGCATGACACGGTACGCTATGCTAGTACATGAAGAACTATTAGAGTCTGGCGTTGATTCTACGTCAGATGTGTACTATGATAAGATAAATGAGGCCATGCGGTCTCGTTACCCAGATCGCTTTGCAGACGTGGAACCCGAGGTTCGACAACCACAACGTAAGGCTGGCTCCGTGGTGGCCCCGGGCGGTAGAAATACCGCTGCACCACGCAACAAAGTTGTCATCTCCTCATCGGAGGCCGCAATCGCCAAGCGCCTCGGATTATCCGTCAAGGAATATGCGGCGCAAAAGCTAAAGGATATGCAAAATGGCTGATCGTAAACCACGCACAACGGAAACCCGTGAAATGGGCGAACGTCGCAAACCTTGGAAGCGTTCGTCAATGCTGCCTACCCCCGAACCACGTGACGGGCTTTCCTTCCGTTGGATTCGCACATCTACTTTGGGTAATGCAGATATGACAAACGTATCTGGGCGGTTTCGTGATGGCTATGTGCCTGTAAAGGCAGTGGATTATCCTGAGCTACACATCATGTCAGATATTGATTCTCGCTTTAAGGACAATATCGAAGTTGGTGGGTTATTGCTTTGCGCTATCCCGACCGAGCTACGAGACGACCGCATCTATGGCCAACTTGAGTCTGCACAAAATCAGGCTGAAGCTGTCGATAGGAACTACATGCGTGAGTCTGATCCGCGTATGCCTATGCTCAGACCAGAGCGTAGTTCGCGGTAATCATCTGGTAAGGGGCGGCTGCTCTTTACTGTTATAGTAAATGAATCTGGAGGAAGAGCATTATGGCTACTACAGCTGCTCCCTACGGCCTAAAGCCGGTAAAACGTGCCGACGGTATGGCCTACGCTGGGGCGACATCCCAGTACCTGATCGACCCTGCTGGAGAAGGCACAAACCTTTTCTACGGTCAAGTCGTTCATATCGGTGCCGATGGTTACATCGCACTATCAACTGCAACAGGTGCCGACGGCACAACTAACGCATTCCCAACAGGTACAACCTTAACTGGTTCGCTTGGTGTGTTTGTAGGTTGTGAGTACGAAAACGATCAAGGTCAGACGACCTTCTCGCAGTACTACCCATCTGGCGCAATCAACGCGAAAGCCTTGGTTGTAGACGATCCAAACGTACTGTTCCAAGTACAAGCAGATGGCGCTATGGATCAGTCTGACATTGGTGCGAACACTTTCTTCGCAGCTGCTCAGTCTACATCTACTGGCAACACTGCTACTGGTAACTCCACAAGTGCCGTTGATGCGACAACTGTGACTACCACCGCCGCCTTCCGTATCGTGTCCGCAGTATCTCCAATTGGCGATGCGTTCCCTGATCTGTTGGTTAAACTTAACCCCGGCTACAGCAGCATGACTAACGCTGTTGGCCTGTAAGGAGGGATAAAACATGGCTATCTCACGCGCACAGGCGCTTAAAGAACTACTTCCCGGCCTCAACGCCCTTTTTGGTCTTGAGTACGGCAAGTACGAAAACGAACATGAAGACATCTATGAGACAGAAACTTCGGAGCGTAGCTTTGAAGAGGAAGTCAAACTGTCTGGTTTCGGTGCAGCACCAACAAAAGCTGAAGGTTCTTCTATTGCATATGACAATGCGCAAGAAGCGTTTACAGCTCGCTACACCCACGAGACAATTGCTATGGGTTTCGCCATCACTGAAGAAGCGATGGAAGACAACCTGTACGATTCGTTGTCCTCACGTTACACAAAAGCCTTGGCTCGCGCCATGGCCTACACCAAGCAGGTTAAAGCTGCTTCATTGCTCAACACGGGCTTTGACACTTTCCAGTCTGGTGACGGTGTAACACTGTTCAGCACTGCACACCCAACAGTCGGCGGTGGTACAAACTCTAACCGTCCAGCGGTTAGTGCTGACCTTAACGAAACTTCTCTTGAGCAAGCGATTATCGACATTGCAGCATATGTAGACGAACGTGGCCTTTTGATCGCAGCGCGCGCCCAGAAGCTCATCATCCCGTCTGCTCTGCAGTTCGTAGCAACTCGTTTGCTGCAAACAGAGCTTCGTGTAGGTACAGCTGACAACGACATCAACGCGATCAGCACAAACGGCGCTGTTCCCGGTGGTTACGGTGTCAACCACTACCTCACCGATGCTGACGCTTGGTTCCTGACCACAGACATCCCGAACGGCATGAAGCACTTCGTACGTTCTCCGATGGCTACTGGCATGGACGGCGACTTCGACACTGGCAACGTGCGCTACAAAGCGCGTGAGCGTTACAGCTTCGGCGTTTCCGACCCACTGGGTATCTACGGTTCACAAGGCGCGTAAGCTCCTAGAACTCAAACCAACTCCGGTTTGGAAGGCTCCGCTTCGGCGGGGCTTTCTTTTTGTGAGTACATGTTGTATGCTTGGCCAACGGGTACAACATTAGCTTTGTAGACAGGTATCTACCCGCCTGACGTTGCATAGACTACAGAGCGAATCCTTATGCAAAGGGTACTAAAATGGCTTCTACTACATTCTCAGGTCCAGTGACCTCAACCGCTGGTTTTATCGGCGACATCGTTGTTCCAACATATACAGTTGCAAATGCACCCTCCGCTGCTACAGCGGGTGCAGGTACTGTTGTATTTGTTTCAAACGGCGCAGCAGGCGCAGCAATTTTGGCTTTCTCTGACGGAACAAACTGGAAGCGTTCCGACACAGGTGGCACAATCGCAGCAGCATAAGGAGCTAGGTTATGAGCAGGTTCAAACCAGCTTCCGCAGAGGAACTCGCGCGTCGGG